CGACGGAACGCGACACGACACAATATCTTATTCATTCCATTGTATATCAATAATTTCAAACCTACCATAATAACCACAATTACGAGGACGGAAACGGCCAACTCCGATAAGCTGTCCAGAGGCTTCCAAAACCCTTGTAAATACCTCCTGAGTAATTATATCATCTAAAATATAATAGGTCACAGTGCCCTCCCATTTATGTATAAGCGGAAAGGATTTCATTACCCTAGTTGTACCTCCCCTTCTACCATCAGCCGGAACAAATACGTTTTCACATTCTACCGAATCTTTAAAAGAATCAATCAACAATGGTTCTGTAACCATTATCCCTGCATCAAAATTTTTTGTATAGGTTGATTTTCCTTTGCCTGGAATCTGAATGTTAAGATACTTTGCGGCTTCTTTTATTGATACTGCAAATGACATCGGAGGGATAAACACTTGTCCTGTTTCCGGCAAAGTGTGCATTTTCTCTCTCCATGTCCTTGTCTCGTAATCCTTGTGTAGTTCTTTGTCTTTTTTAGACGTTTCATGATACCTCCCTTGCGAATAAGGACTTGTACTTTTTAATTTTACTTGCGCTGTTTTCATAATATATAATTTAAAGACAGCCCTTTCAAAAACGAAGGTAACCCCGGCTATGCACCGGCTTCATTTTTTACTTAGACTGTCAATTAATTTTTGCATAGTTTGAACGGTTACTTTTACAAAGATACACAATTTATTTGATATACAACTATTCTAACAAAGAATTTATTAAATCAATTCTCATCTCATTGACTTTCAATAAAGTCAGACAGTCTTGTATGTACTCCCATGCTTCCTTATTCATAGCCTCCTTATCTACCTCTCCACTCAGCACAGAACGAATAGCCTCATAATAGCTGTCTAAGTCAGTATAAGACAATGTTCCGGGGAAGTTCCACCAGGATGGCACTATACACACCGCACCGGCATAACTGCCCTCAATAGCTGCTATATTCGATTTGCAGCGATTAAACATATTATCGTGAAGTGGAACGTGCATACAAGAAGGCGCCATGTTTAATAAAGTCTTGAGATAGACTATAACATCCAAAGACGGAATATGTCCTTTATTGTCTGTTTTAGTAAGGAACCAGGGTGAAAATCCCATAAACATAAATCTCCATTCCGGAAAGTTCTTAGTACACTTATTAATCTCTTTGCTAAATGTCATTATATCGAATGTATGAACTTCCGGCCCACGCCATACACAATTATTTGTCCTTTGTACCATATCTTTAGGTCTGGTGAATAGTGCATCATTATAAGCATTTGGTATGATAGTAATGTTTTTGTTAAACTCCAGATATGCTTGTTTTAAGTATTCTGTCGGTACGCTTACTGCATCAGCAAGCTTTAGCATCCCTTGTATGTTCTTTTGTATTTCGGGATTAGAATAGGTATGATATGTCGGGTTTTCTGGATTAAGAGCAAATAGATTGTCGTCATAATCTAACCATAGCTTAATACCCAGCTGCTTTATATAACCACACAAGTTAAACGATTCTTTAGAAAAGGGACGTTGAAACATTATCAGGTCAAACTGCGATATAATCGACCAGTTCATAGCTACCTGATCCCATTGTATAAGCGTAATGTTATCATCTGTCTTTCTACGTAAATCTTTTATAACTCCTGCTGAACGATAAAAGGCACATGAATCCGATGAGCTAATTGTTAAAAATAGTATTTCCATATTAAGGGTTTTAAGTTATTGTCCTGCCAATTCGTTTGTTTTGTCTTCATTAATCCTAATTAATTCCACTTCGGAGTCTTCAACCAGAGGATTACTTTCTATTGCCGTCTCTTTACTCATTATCCCTCCTGTAATAGCTACACTAAGGTTATCTACCATTTCAGTTGTGTTTTGTGGCATATAGGGTGTTATTACCGGTTTTAGCTGTACCGTTTTAGCCTCATTCGCTAGTGATGTATCAATCAATGCCCCAATAGCTGCCTTAATGATATTTAACCTCCTTTGAAGCCCTATACCGAATGTTTCTTCTTCTAGCCTGACAGCCATGTGAGGATCGGTTAATAACATCTCTGCTGCAAAACCTGACATAGCACCAATAGTCATCATCTGATCAAAGGATATGTTAGGCGTCTGCGACATGGTATATATAAACTTTTCTAGATTTGTCTGTTCTAGCTTTATTGATTCCGGTTCTGATGCCAGCTGTGCATAATCGGCTGTACCTCCGTTCTCCATTTGCATCATACTACCCGTCTGGTTGTCAATTATCTCTCCTTGTATCTCGCCTCCAACAATAAGCACCGGAGCACCAAACTTGTCATTCATACCTCCATGATTACTTGTTAGTGTCTCATGCCTGTTAATTATTGATTGCACATTTGACCAGGTAGTATTCTTCTGACAATAATACTCCACAAGTATCTTATTTGCTTTATTTGGAATTGGATTTGCAGGTATAAACTCCTCAGAATCTTTAGCTTTAGTTACAATAGTAGGATCAAGTATCCAACCCGCTTCTGATTTAATATATTTATATTCAAACTCTGCTGTATAAATATCAGAATGTTCAATATCCTTTCCATTATCCACAAGCTTGTAATCTCTACGGAAAGATACCATATGGCCTGTCGAGTCGAACAATGGATAAAGTGTATCTCCTAGTCTTGGTGATACGATTCTGCTATTCAAAGTAAACTTTTTAGAACCCCCTTCTGCCTTTGCATAATACCAGATGACAGCTACCTCCATTTCAGATAGTTTCCTGCGTAGTATCTCTTTGTTCTTATAATCCATCTTATTGTCATTCTGGATTCGTTCTACCAGCTTAACAAGTTGTTTCTCTTTATCACTCTCGTTATCCCAAATTACATCTGTTGTAACTGGATTAGATAACGTGAACCCTACCCGTCTCTCTGTTATTATCTGCTGCCAGGGGATACCTACCCGGACAACATCAATCAATACGTCTTGTCTATCAAAATTACCATCAGTATCTTTTGTTGTAAGCGCTCTCGATACCGTTCTCAAGGGACGCTTGGACGTATCAAATACATCATGGGTACTTACATCATACTGTTTTATTGCCTCTGCCTGTGTGTCTGTATTGACCTGTCTTGTAAAGAGTTTAGCAATCTCTACATATACTCCTGATTTAATAACTTCTGATGCTTCCATAATTTTGTAAAGTTAGTTAATTTTTAGAAATGACCGACCAGATTTGAAAGTTTTGTTTTTCTGCGATTTTTGCCGATGACCTCTTCTAAAACTACATATCTAATCCCGTCAATAGCATGGTTAAACTCATCGACTGGCTTATTAAGATACATCCCGTCTTTATTCTGATCATACACATAATTGTCAATCTCTTTTTTTATATGAACCGATCTATTAGTAATTATTAGATTGTATTCCTTCATCTTAGCTAATCCGGCATTGATAGAGCCTGCATACTTCTCAACAGCATGAATATTGAGTCCTGCATTATATATCTCATCTATTAGCCTAGGATCGGCACTCTCTGATATAATCTTCTTATTATGACATTCTACTTTTAATACTTTGATAATGTCATTCGTTAGCATTCTGGTCCGGTAACAAATCTCATCCATATAAAGGCATTCACCATCTATTGCCACATTAATAATTGCCGTAGGGTCATTGCTATATCCAAAATCCATTCCTACCCATCGCTTACGTACATGATCTGGTATTTCATCCACCATCTCATAACTCTCGAATATACGACCTTCAATAACGGCCCTTAATCCTAAACCGTAAACGGTCCATAATGATTTATTCTTATTCCTAAGCTTCTCAATATCATCTACTATCTTCTGCTCAAGAAATGGATTGTCAAGGTAAGTTGAAATAAAGTGATACGTGTCCGGGTCTTTATTTACTGCTTCAATCCAATGGTCCTCACTGAATGAAGGGTTGTAATCCAATACAGCAAAGAGCGTGGTTCTCATTACAAGCTGTTGCCATTCCAGGTAACTAACTTCATTAGCTTCATTGACAAACAGAATACCACGTTTACGACCTCTGATCTTTTGCTCATCATCAGTTGAAAAGTACTCTACCCACGAGCCATTTGAAAATCTATAAATAAGCTCTGTCTTATTAAACTGCTTATTATCCCATATACCCATTCTTAAAAGTACATCTTTAAAATCAATCAGGACTGATCCCCTTAGTGCAGGGAGTGTCTTGCGGACAATAGATAGTCTAATATTATTATGCTTTAAAATGTATTCAATAAGATATATTAGGATTGTAATAGTTTTTGCACTCCGGCTTGACCCCTGTGCTGATATGACAGTTTTGCCCTGTGATAGCCCTTTAATGATATTTTTATAAACTTTACTCGCTGCTTGCATCTTCTGTCTTTACTTGATCTGATCTGTCAATTAGCTCAATAGTGACTCTAGCATTTAGGTCTTTACCGTCCTTGCCTGTTAGCTCTTGCCTGTCTGATAATCCTAAATCACGTGCAATAATATTAGGATTTAAGAACCCAGCAGCAGCACCAATATATTTCTGATTATAGATAACTTCTTTCACGTGTGTTATGACTAAGGAAAAATCTTTGCTTATTTCGTCCTTTTTATCTGATAATCCTTTCTCAAAATCATTGAAATACTGCTTATTAACGTGCAAGTACATTGTAAGTCCTTCAATGGTATATGCCCTCATTTTAGGTAATTCAATCTTTACTGGAGGTGAACTACCCCTATAGTCTAATTCAATTAATGGATGCTTTTCACACCATTCAAAATATTCACAAGCAGCAGTAAGCATAATATCAGGAGTAGTAAATATTTTATCCCTCCCATGCTTTGAACGTAATTTCCAGAATTGATTTCCTTTCGGTGCTGCCATCAATTAAAGCTTATTGGATTAACGACAAAAAGTCGGTAGTTATCCGACTTATTTAACTGTGATATAAACATAATAATCCTGATCCGTAACCAGGCTATATATAACATTTCTTCGACAAGCTTCTTTTCATTCATATTGCTTGCTGTAAAAATGTAAAATTAATTAATCTTTTTCACATAATAAAATTTATTGTTCATTAAATTCAATTTCCTTAAAGCTCACCATGTCTTTTAGCCTGAATAAATAACCTATGTCGTCATTATCAATAAACCAGATATTGCAAAGTACGTCTGTTTCCTTTATAGTGCCACATATTGTTTTAGCAAATTCACCGGATGTTTTAATCATCCCGAACTTACCGATCAGTTGTTCTATTTGTTCTTTAGTCATACTCCGGTCTTAAAATTATAACCATTCTTTTCTAGTTCTGATTTGTCGATCTCATCAAGGTCGTGAGTCGTTACTTTATTTTTTACGTTATCATGCCAGTATTGGAATAGTTCTTCAAGAGTATCAAACTTTATATTATCTAATGTCATTAGTAAATACTTTTCAGATAATCCACCATAAAATATTTCTTGTTTTATTATCATCCATTCAATAAATTCAGTCATTAAAGAGGTTATCTCTTTGGCTGAACTAACACAATCATCTTTTCCCATGCCTATTAACCAGTTGTGCCCAGCCATAGCATGTAATTTACCTGTCAGTATTTCTTTTATTTTCTCTTCCATTGTCTATTTATTTTTAATCAGAAACATAATCCATAATATTGCCGACTGATCTCTCACCTTGTACTAATTCCGCAGTTGAATTGGTGATGATTACTGTATGATGAGGACAATATATATCAGTTCTATTACCTAAATGTTTCATCATAACTCTCGCAGCTTCTTCAAATTCTGCTTGCATCTCTGTTGATTCAACTACTCCAATAGCCCACATTAATCCTTCTTTAAAGCCTTTATTTGCAGCTTGTGTAATATTAGTTTCCTGTCTGCCTATAAAGCGATCATGTTTGTCTTTTAAAGATTCAATAATTTTGTCTGTAATTGCTTTCATCTTATTTAGTTATTTGGTTGTCAATTATATTTTGCGTGTTCTTGACAGAATGTGCCATACGGAGTAGTTATAATGACACTTGGGTGATTGCCACAAACGTCACAAGCTAATCGTTCATCCTCTGGCTTCTGCTCGGGCTGGGGTGGCTCTAATTTATCAGGCTTAACATTAGTTAAATCAACTGGCCCAAATTCATCTTCCTCCCCCTCTGAGAGTTCGGAGGCGATAGATTCAACTTCCTTCCAAACATCATCACATAGTTTATCATAATCTGGAGAGGCTATTTGATATAAATAATGCCAAATGTCATCCATAGCATCTGAGTGATCTCCACCTTCAACAAATCTGTCCCTTATCTTAATGATTAACTTTGCGATTCTTGGTAGCATTTCCCTGCTTAGTTGCTTCTTGGAAGCAAGCGCATATTCAATATCAGTATCACTGATCTTTTCCCGACTCCAGGTTATTTCACCTGATTTCCATAATTTTTCAAAATCAATATCTTCAATCAACTCATCTTTATCAAAACCCAAATTAAGATATATCTTTTTAGGTATGTTTTTAATCTTTTTCATAATTCATTTAGTAACTGTTTCGCTTTTAAACCGTTTTAGGAACTCCACCAACAAATCTGAAGTCCGCTCTTTGTCTTTGTACTTCATATTGCCTAACTTACTGAATTGGCTCATAAGAATATTGTAATTACACTTGTTGACTGTAAACTTTTTAGGTGATTTCTCATCAATCTTCTCTTTTATCTCTTCATAGAATTCATCATACTCATGGAACTCCTGTAGACACTTTTTGCCCCATTCAGCAATAAGCCATCCGATGATAAATAATGTCATCCCGAATAAAATAAACCATCCAAAAAATTCAAGTAGTGTCATAATTTCTATTTATTTATGTTAATGTAATTTTTATGTCATCTCTTCCAAATTCCATATAGCCATGTTCGCTAATAGGAAGTTGTTTAAATTTATTTTTTAATATAACTTTCACACTTTCTGATTTAAAAAACCCTTGCAATGTTAAATTATACTCACTAACACCAATTGAATAAAATATATCAATATTAAGTAGTGTTAAAAGAACCTGTAATCGTTTTAAATTATTTTTCATAATTTCTATTTATTAATTTGATTCATAGTATTATCTACTGATATTCTAACGTTAATTAATCTTTGTTCAACTTGTAAAATATTCTTTTCAAGTTTTAATATGTCTTTTCTTAAATCATCAATGATCTCACTCATTTGATTCCTTAGTGCATCAATTCTCTCTATGTCATCTATCTTTTTTGAGTATGCCTCAATTACATTCCGCTTATCTCTATCTGTATCAATGTAGTTTTTGATAGCGTTTATTGCGTGGCTTACTGTTGCGTGATCTTTGCCAAACTTCCCACCAATAATCCGGAATGAGCCTATTTTCCTCTCTTTTGCGAAATACATAATTAGCTGCCTGCAAAATACATTCTCCTCTTTGCGATTATCTTCATTTATAATCTCAAATGTAGTATCTTCCCCTTTACATACAATTTCTATTATTTTATCGAAGTGAGTCATAACTTTTCAAGTTTATATCTGCCTATCATTTTCTTTTTGCCTCCGGAAATTATATCTACCATAGTAGTTTTTATATACATCCCATCCGGAAGGACTGTCTTTTTTATGTCGTTTATCCTTGCGGCCAACCTTGCACATGAAAATAAATATCTGGCATCAAAGTCTGTAATAGTTCTGCCATTCAATAAGTGTGCTTTAATAAGTTTGTTTTGGCTTTCCATAGCTTTGCTGTTTTTCGTTAAAATAACTCTTGTTCTTTACAGTTAGGGTCAGTTCTGAAATCATTTTTAAACTCTTCATACATTGCACAAGTTCCATTATTACTTACTAATGTATCAAGTATTTTTCTTGCTACTTTATTATTGCAGGCATCGTAATTATATAATCCCTGAACTAATGCTATAGGACAAGGTTTATCACCATATTTACATTTTATACATTGTGCATCAAATACACTTCCCTCTGTACCGTTGCTAAAATATGCCTTAGCTTTTTATTTGCAAGTTAATAACCGTAACCGTCACCGTAACCGGAACCGTAACCGTCACCGTAACCGTAACCGGAACCGTCACCGGAACCGGAACCGGAACCGTAACCGTAACCGTAACCGTAACCGTAACCGTCACCGTAACCAGAACCGGCACCGTAACCGTAACCGTAACCGGAACCGTAACCGGAACCGTAACCAGAACCGGCACCGTCACCGTAACCGTAACCGGAACCAGAACCGGAACCGGAACCGGAACCGTACGTATTTTGCGAATCTTCAAAATTTATAGCTATTCTCATAACGACCATTTTTTTGAATCTACTGTAATCGTATGGATAACAGTTAGCCAATTGAATTCTACTATGCCTTCGCATATATCCAATTTAGTAGAGCTAGTCGGCCCATTAACCAGCTCAGGTAATCCTTTTGTAGTACCCCAAACACGTATATTATACGCATTATGCAACTTGCAATCATTGCCGTTTCTTTCAAACTTGCCGATATAAACCCACCCCCTTTGGAGTACTACGAT